CTCCACAGCCTCCTGATGCTCGACATCAGCGAGGCTTTTTTTTTGCTCATTTTCACCTCCTGTGTTGGGCAATCCTAAAAGAGTAGAGGGAGGAATTTGAAAAATCATAGCTAACTTTTGGATAATAGATCGTTTTAGATTTTGGACCTTGCCGTTTTCCCACTTCCAAACAGCGCCCTTGTTTACGCCCACCATAGCACCTAATTCTTCTTGAGTAAGACCAAGACGTTCGCGGTTTTCTCTTATAATATCTCCCATTTGCATCGCAAAAACCTCTTCCTTTTAGTATACTTGGATTTTAACATATATCTTATATTTTGTCAACTTTTTTTAAAAAAGTATCTTAAAAAGATAAAAAACACTTGACATTATCGAAAAATGATTGTATTATAAAAGTATCCTAAAAAGATACGAGAGGGGGGAGACGATCAGATGGACAAGAACTTTTTGTGCGCTAAAATGAAAATGCATGGTGACACACAAGCGGATTTGGCCGAAGCTTTAGGCATTTCTTTGGGGCAAACAAATGCGAAAATTAACGAAACACGCGGCGCAGAATTTACTCAAAGAGAAATTTTCATTATAAAAAGCCGGTATCAACTAACCGCAGAAGAAGTAGATAAAATTTTTTTTGGCGAAAAAGTATCTTAAAAAGATACAAAACGACATAAGGAGAGGCGAAGAAAAAAAGACTAAGGAGGTGTTTTTATGACGGCATTAGAGGTAGGCGAGGCAATTCGCAGGGCTAAATGCTACATGACACCAAAGGAATTTAGCGAGTTTAGCGGGCTGTCAGTGGCGCATATCAGCAAGCTGCCGATTATCAGCTTTAGCGAGCGCAAATACCTGATAGATGCGGGAGCGATCATGAAGTTAGGGGAGCAAGGAGGCCATGAGAGTGTCAGAGATAACGTATCTAGCACTTAACATTATTACCACCATACTTTTGGTGGCAAGTTTAACGATAACGATCATTTCTTGTACAGGAATTAGTTCCCCCCGAGCCACACTGGCAGTTATAGCAGTCATCATAGTGGTCATTGTATCAATCACATGTATTGTGTCTTATTTAGTTTTTTAAATACTTTGAGGAGATGAAAAAGAATGACGCAAAAAGAAAATGGTGGACTTAATGGACATTCTTTTGGTGGCTGCGAAAGTAATTTGTGATCGCGCCATTAATGGTAAAGCCACACAAGCGGAAATTGCAAGTTTGCCAAATTTGGTGAACAGCATAAATGATTTGACAAGATATGCTTGTTTAGACTAGGGGGCAGAAACATGGATATTGTAGACGCTATAAAAGAGGCGCAGTCCAAAGAAGGCTGTATTTACAGGAAAAGCTGGGGAAAAGAATTGCCGTATTGCCATATCGAACCTACACCATCACCGTTAGGATGTTTGGTGATTAACAATATAAACGGCACTATAAAACAAGGATGGCAGCCAAATATTGATGATTTGACTGCCGATGATTGGGTATCAATCTAAAAGTTCTTTAATTATTTTTGCTGCAGATAGAGACTTTTTAAGTAGCGTATCATGGTCGTATTCTTGAATAGTTGTTTCTAAAAGCTGTATTTCATTGGGATTGTTATCTGCATAACTGACATTTAATCGCTTGTTTCTGCCTAATAAACGGATTGCGCTATAGATCATTTCTACATTTTGGTCGGGAAACCATGAAACGATATCTTGAGCGCAAAGTGATGTTTGTCCGGTATTGTAATAATTTTTAACGCAAGCAGATAAAATCTTATTTGCAAGCTTATCAAGTTTCACATAATCACCTCCTTTCCTGCAGTATAGCATGAAAGGCAGGAAACCACAAGAAAAGGAGAGAGGCAGAATGTTTATCAAGCGAACGAAAAATGTTTCCGGTGTGTACAGTAAGGAAAAAGCGAGCACGATAGATCAAGGTACATTAAATCAAGTGAACCAAGATTTGAGTATTTGCAATCTTGCTAATGAGATTTTCGGGTTTATACGTGATAAAGGTGCGACCGCATATGAAGCAAGAGAAGCATGGGGAATTGTAGAAAACCGCATCAAAATTCTCACCTCGCACAGCGAGATTGCGACGCTGGTCGAGGCAAACAAGAAAGAATGAGGAGGTGTTTTTATGCAGCATATGCGTGTGGAAGATTTGATGGCTGATTTAAACGTCAGCCGATCATATGCATATAGGCTGACAAAACAGCCGGACTTTCCGGCGATACGTATCCCGGCGCTTACGGGCAAGGGCGAACGCGATCTGGTGCGCATTCCGCGTGACCGATACGAGGCATGGAAAGAAAAAATGATGGGGAGCAGGGAAAATGACCAAGACGAGAATTAATAAGAAAAGATTATTGGCTGTTGCCGGCTTGACGGCGGTGACAGCGGCAGGCGGTTTGATGGCGGGTATCGCTTTGGCGAGCGATAAGCCGAGTTATCAACATGTTGACAACAACAAAATGTTTTCCGTTGCGGCGGTTCATGATGCCGAGGTCGGCAAAATGATTTTGACTGCGGCAGAACGAGAGATGGTCGAGCGTGTAGTCGCAGCCGAGGCGCGGGGCGAGAGTTTCGAGGGGCAGGCTGCGGTGGCAGAGGTTATCTACAACCGTTGCATGAACCGCGGACAAAGTGTCGAGCAGGTCATCTGGGCGGACAAGCAATTCGCCTATCCGTATGGCGGGGAGATAAGCCAAGACACGAAAGAGGCTGTGGCGGCGGTTTTCGACTATGAGCTGTTAAGCCTTGACGGCGCAGAGTATTTCCATGCGGACTATGTGCTGCCGAGCTGGGCAGAGGATATGGAGGAAGTGTGCCGGATCGGAAATCATATTTTCTATAAGGGGGTGCAGTGATGAAAAGTGAGTGGCGAGTGAGATATAACCCGAATTTTCCTGAAAATCCGTACAATGCATATCGCCTGCGCGACGCGTACAAAGTGGTGGAGGGCGGTAATGTCGAGCCGGATTTTATGTACTATGAAACCCAAGCCGAGGCTGAGGAACGCGCAGCGCAGTTAAACAAAGAGGAGGCAGAAAAATGATTAAATGCGAAATCAAGGACGATAGAGTAGAGATCGTTTTCAGAGGAACTGCCGAAGAAGTTTTTGGAGAGTTGCTTGAAATTATGGAGAAGTATGCAGATCAGTTTTTGCATGTGCCACTGGGGAAATTTATAGAGATGTTGGGCGAGACAAACAAGCTGGTTATGGCGAAAAAAGCCGCAGATAGTGAAAATAATGCAAGCGATGAGGTGAGACAAGATGATTAAATGCGAGAAACTAGAAAACGACAAATATAAAACTGATTTTAGAGGCAAGCTGGAAAATTTGGTCGATGAATTTATAGCGCTAACTGAAAAGTTCGCTGAAGTAGTTTTGAATTTAGACACAATGGAAATGCTGGACAAGCTTTGCCAGTATTATCAAGAAGCAAAACAAAACGAGGCAAACAATGAAGTTAAGGATGAGATGACAATGGATATTACTAAATTTTTATTGTATTTGGGAGTGCGTATGCAAGATTTAAAAAACGAGGAACAAGAAACGAGAGAGGCGGAAGAGTATGCTCAAGCAGATATGTGCGGTGCGCGATACGATGAATTGAAAAAGGTTGTTGATGAATTAAAAAAGATAATGTAAGAGGTGAAAAGAATGGGGCTAAGCCAAGAGCTGCTGGCGAAAAAGGACAAGCTGTGCGCCGAGCACTATCCGAAGTGTATCACGACGGAGTGTCCGCTGGCGAAGCTGTTTTGCTATGACATAGCAAATTTCAATAATTATTATGTAAACAGTCATCCTGCGCTCAAACGGAGGATAACGCGGATTTTAAAGGCGGTGAAGTAGATGTGGCAAGCGTGGAAAGATGAGGAAAGCGGGATGTGGCGTATAGTCCGCTGGCACAATGGCCAAAAGGAATTTATGCTGGGGACGTGGCCGACGCTAAAGTTGGCTGAGCTGATGTGTGACCGGCTGAACGAGGCAGAGGATAGGTCGAGCAGATATAAAAAGCGCCCTGCGGAACAGCAATTCCGACAAGGGCGATAGGTAAAATATTCAAGTAAAGTATAGCATGAGAAAGGGAGAGGTGTCAAGTGAAAAAGTATGAGTTGACGACGGAATGCAAGGAATTTTTAGAGAGAAAGTTATATCGTATAAAAGCATTGACCTCTTTTAGCGACGTTAAAGAGGGCGATTTGGGTGGCTGGATTGAGAAAGAAGAAAATCTGTCACAGGAAGGCAACGCATGGGTATACGGCGACGCAAGGGTATGCGGCAACGCATGGGTATACGGCAACGCATGGGTATACGGCGACTCATGGGTATGCGGCAACGCATGGGTATACGGCGACGCAAGGGTATGCGGCAACGCAACGGTATACGATAACGCAATGGTATACGGCAACGCAGAAATTAAAAAGAGAACACATTTACTGGAAATCGGTTCTATCGGTTCAAGAAATGATGTGACAACATTTTTCCGCACCAAAGACAAAGAAATATTTGTAAAGTGCGGTTGTTTTAAAGGCAATATTGATGATTTTGAAAAACAGGTGCAGAGAGTGCATTGCAATGATAAGCACGGCAGGGTGTATGCATTAGCGATAGCTATGGCGAAAGAGCAGATTGAGCTGGATGATGAAGATATGGAGGCGGAAGATGAATAGCTTGGCGATGAGATAGAGATGTAGGAGGCAGGAAGATGGCAGAGAAAGGCAGTTTTTTGCTGTTCACGAAGTACAGAAAGCAAATCGAAAAACTAAATATGGAGGAACGCGGGGAAGTGCTGACTGCCATCTTTGCTTATGCGGATGAGGGGATCGTGACGGATTTCGAATCCCCGCGGGCAGAAATGCTTTTCAGCGTGATTCAGGACGCGATGGACTACACCGCGGAGAAATACGAGGAAAAATGCGAGAAAAACCGCGCAAACGGCAGACGCGGCGGGAGACCGCGCAACGACGACAAAAAGCGAACTGATGTTCCTAATAATTTAGCTGATGAAGAAAAACCGAAAAAACCGAACGGTTTTTTAGAAAACCAAACGGTTTTTTCTAAAACCCTATATGATAATGAGTATGAATATGATCATGAGTATGATTTAAAAACCAATAGTGAGTGTGTGAGTGAGTGTGTGTGTGATAAAGAAGATGAAGAAGAAGAGGCGCGCGAGGCTAAGCCTGTCAAGCGGAGGACTTGGGGCTATGTAACAGATAAGGCGTCGCTGGCGAGCTGTAAAGATTTTGCGGCGGAGGTGATCCCGCAGTATTTCGGGCGGGCGCCAACGGAGAAAGATCGGGAGCTGATTTTTGCGAAATGCCGTGTTTTAGGCGAGGATGAGTATGACGGCGTCACGATATCGAGGTGGAGCGAGGAAAAGGCGGAATTGCTGCGCTATGCGCTAAATGCGGCATATGCGGCAAATCGTTTAGACTGGCGCTATATCGACGGCATTTGGGATAATTTTACCCGCCGCGGGATAAGAACCGCCGCGGAAGCGCAAGAGTATGAGTGGACGAGAAAGTTGGAGTGAAATGGGCAAAAAACGATGGGATGAGGCTACGGTAATCGCGGCGATTAGGGCATTGGCAGCGAAGAACGGTTGCGCTAAGTGTACGGATGACGGGGCGCTTTATGCCGCCGCACGAATTTATTTTAAGTCGTGGAGCAGAGCGTGCGCGGTGGCGGGAGTACCGGCGGGAAGTAAGAAAAAGTCTCGCGGGTATGTGATGAGCAGCTGCCTTTTGTATGACAGAGAGACAAAGTCATGCAAGGGACTAAATGAGCTGGTCTGCGCCCGCAAGGAATGCAGTTTTTATAAGCGGGCGAATGCGGCTAATCGCAAGCAGTATGCGCAGGATTGTGCGCTGATCGAGGAGCGGCAGAGAAAAAAATACTCCAAGGAGGGGTGGCTATGAATAAAATTATCTTAATCGGGCGATTGACCAAGGATCCCGATTTGCGCTATACGCCAAATGGGGCGGCGGTATGCACGTTTACTTTGGCGGTGAATCGTCCGTATGCCAAGGACGGAGAGCAGGACGCGGATTTTATAAATATCGTGGTGTGGAATAAATCGGGCGAAAACTCGGCGAAGTATCTGGAAAAGGGGCGTCAATGCGCGATCGAGGGCAGATTGCAAATCCGTACCTATGACGGCGACGACGGGAAAAAACGCTGGGTGACGGAGGTAGTGGCAGATAGAGTGGAGTTTATCGGCGGCAATGGCGGCACGAAAAAAGCTGACGATTTGGAGGATTCCGGCTATGAAGTACAGTTTGACGAGAGCGAGGTGCCGTTCTGATGCTGAAATTAACGCTGTACGGTGCGCCGGTGACGAAGAAGAACAGCGGACAGATCTGGATTAACCAAAAGACGAACAAGCCGTTTATCGCGCCGAGTAAGGCGTATAAGGCATATGAGAAAGATTGCGGCAGGCAGATTACGGGCGATAAAAAGCAGCACATCGATGTGCCGATTAATTTAAAATGCGTGTATTATATGCCGAGCCGCCGCAAGGTTGATTTGTGCAATCTGCTGGGCGCGACATGCGACATCTTGGTCAAATTCGGCGTGATCGCGGATGATAACTGCAAGATCGTGCAAAGCCATGACGGGTCAAGGGTGCTGACAGATAAGGCTAATCCGCGCGTGGAGATAGAGATTGAGGAGGAGTGATTATGACACGAGGTGAATCAAAGCCGAGTATTTGCTGGGATTGTGCTCGCGCCTGCGGACTGGCTGAGGTGCAATGCAGCTGGTTTGGCAAGAAAAAGACGTTGCCCGAGGGGTGCGAGTACGAGGAAAAGCAAATTTGGCCGGGTACGGAACGCCGCAAGGCTAATCCCGCAGTCTACACGCCAGTATATGCGGTGAAAGCGTGCCCGCAATTTTTGGAGGAAACCGAGGAGATCCGCGCTAAGCTAAAAAGTTATCGCATGGCTAAGCTAAGAAAAGAGCGATCGGTAGATATGGCGCACAGGATTTTTAAGCTGATGTTAGGCAGAAAGTAGGAGGCGTAAAAGATGATTTGCGAGGTTTGCAAGGAGCGGATTGAACATGCAGCGAAAAACGAGAGGGACGCGGCTATAGCGCAGCATGGGAAGTTTCACTCGCCGCACGAGGCGTGGGCGGTGCTGAAAGAGGAAGTGTAGGAGATGTGTCAAGAGGTCAATCGAGGCGCGTTTCAAGGTTTGCTATATATGCTGTGGAACGATGTCAAGCATGATAAGAAAACAGATCAAGCTAAGCTGGACGAAATATACGAGAATGCCTTTAAATGCGCCTGCGAGTGTGTGCAGGTAATGGCGATGTGCTTGAAATGGGGTGAGGGGATTGAAAAACGTCCTGATAGCGTGTGAGGAAAGCCAGCGGGTATGCATGGCATTTCGGGAAAAGGGATTTAATGCTTTTTCGTGCGATATTCTCGAATGCAGCGGCGGTCATCCCGAGTGGCATGTTCAAGGTGACGCTTTAAAGCTCATGCGGGCGTATGATTTCGAAACGATGACAGGCGGTCGGCACGTTATCCACGGCTGGGATTTAATTATTGCGCATCCGCCGTGCACCTATCTGACATGCACGGGAAATCGCTGGTTTAACATTGAAAAATACGGCGATAAGGCGCGGGAAAGATATAAAAAAAGAGACAAGGCGGCGGAGTTTTTTATGCGTTTTGCACAGGCGGATTGCCCGCATATAGCGATAGAAAATCCGATAGGCTATATGTCGACATTTTATCGTAAACCAGACCAGATCATCCAGCCGTTTTGGTTTGGCGATGCGGAAAGAAAGGCTACCTGCTTATGGCTGAAAGATTTACCTAAGCTGGAAGCGACAAAGACGGTTGAACCGATAGTTTGCCGGTATAGGAACGGGCGCACGGATCCTGCTTGGCACATGAACACAATCAGTTTGCCGGCGGAAGAAAGAGCAAAAGTGCGATCTAAGACGTTTCCGGGGATAGCCAAAGCTATGGCGGAGCAATGGGGAAATTATTTGTTGGGGGATTAAGCAATGAGCACAGCGAAGAGTAAAAAGGCGAACTTAGAGGCGATGAAGATTAACGCCATGGTGAATGCGGAGTTAAAGCGAGCCTTTAGCAACGGAGTGTATGCGGGGACGGGCAAAACCTTAACGCTGATGTGCTATATTTTGCATAACAGTTTCGGCTTTGGCGAGAAAAGGTTAAAGAAAATTGTGAAAGAGGGATCATATTTGGCGAAATGCACCGATGAGGGGCGATTAAGCATTGACGATATGACGGAAGTGTTGAAAGATGAGTGTAATTTTTCAATCGAGGAGCTGGTGGACGATGACAATGCAGAGGTGGAATAACAAAAAGGGCGAGAGACAAGGGGGAGATATGATTGTCTATGAAAATAATTGCTTGTTTAAGCCTTTGGGCTGTATTTATTATAGTTGCATGTGCAGATATATATTTTTCATGGAAAAGCTATAAGAGCCAAGTTAAACTGATAGAAATGTATGAAAAGGAGATAGTTGAAGCTTACGAGGAGTTAATAAAGGCGCATAAGCAGGTACAAGTATTGATACGAACTGTTGGGTGTGTTGCAGATGATTTAGAATATATGTTAAATAAAATGAAAAAGGAGGCCGAATGATGGATATTTGCTATGATGAGGAAAAGGGAACATGGAGTGAATGCAAGTCTTACACTGTCATTAACGTTGCTACAGAGGAAGATTTTAAAGCATTGCAAGACGCTGTAGAAAAGCAGAAAGGGCGAAAGTGTGAACGGGTAAAGCTGCAAGAAGATATAAAAATCGGCAATGGCACATTCAGAAAGGGAACGAGTGTTTGTGGGAAATGCCCTGCGTGTGAGAGCTGGGTGCAAATTCAAGATAAGTATTGCCGATACTGTGGACAGAAGTTAGATTGGAGCGATGAAAATGAGTGAGTGGATTAGCGTTAAAGATAAACTGCCAAAAGCTGATGGAGAGTATATTGTATATGCCCAAGATGAAAATTCACCATCCGGCGAGGGTGTTTGGTACGATAATGTAGTTGTCGTTGCAACATATTTTTTTGGCGAATGGACTTGGCATGAAAATGGTAATGAGTACGATATAACGGATATTGTCACGCATTGGATGCCATTGCCTGAACCACCGCGAATGGAGGGAGAATAATGTCGATAGGAGACGGATACCAAACATATTCGGATAGTACGTTGAAAAATTGTAAAAAAGATGAATTAATCGGATTTATCCGCGTTTTAGAGGAAAATTTACGAAATGCGTATGAAAGGTTGGACAATCAGGCTATAATTTTGCATGACCGAGAGCCTGTAAAACACGCAAGCTGGATATATTGCGATTTAGATGGCACCGGCATTTGTAGTAGCTGCCGTAGTTATGGCAACAGTCAAGATAGTTATTGCTCTAATTGCGGTGCGAAGATGGATTTGGAGGGTGAGCAAGTGGAGACACATCAAGTGGTGTAGGAGGGAAAAAATGAGCATATTGTTTGCCAATGAGGAAGTCATAGAGGAAGTGGTGTCGGTGATACGGTGTGCGAGATGCCGATATTGGCACCGATATAGCAGCAGCAGCCGCAAAGGCAGATGTAACGGATTGATTTTGTATCTGAACGGCGAGCTGGAAACGCCGGAGGATTTCTTTTGTGCGGATGGGGAGGAGAGGTAGTGATGGATAATTTTTTGATACCGACCTTATTATTACTGGTAATTACTTTATGTTTATTTGGTTTGCAAATGTCGGAAATGCTCAAGGAATTGAAATATCTCCAACATTTAATGCAG